CCAAATCTTTTTGGTATTTTGGCAATCCCATTCTTTTTTTAACTGGTAAAAACCGCCACGAGAGTGCGCGACCGGGGGCAATGCCCTCTGCCGCACTCTCGTGGCGTTTTTACGCATTAAATAAATGATTGGCATTGCAAAAGTACAAAAATGATTGGATATGACATTGTTTGAAGCACTTAAATTTAACAGAGAACCGCTTGAAATGCTTATAAGTTTGGGCGGCAAGCAGGATGACCTTCGATTCATAGCCTTATATACGGAGTATGAGGTCATGAAAAAACAAGGTGAAAAGACCACTTATGCAGTGGCGTTTTTGGCAAATAAATATTCGGTAAGCGAACGTAAGGTGTATGATGTTATCAAACGGTTTGGAAAGCACTGCACGCTCGGTGCAGTGTGATTGATGTGCCGGGGATGCCTTGTGTTGTCCGGTAGAGCTACCTTTGTACAACCAAAAATAAAGCTCATGAATAAGTATTACCAGACATTAGACAAGATACTCCAAACGGGCAAAATCCAGACCAATAGGAAAGGGCGTATCAAGTATCTATTAAACGAAAGGCTCATGCTAACCCCCGCTGATTTACTTGACATATTTGAAAGCCACGGGATAGCCAGGAAAAAGCTGAAAGAGGAATTGAAACTGTTTATGCAAGGAGTCCGGGATGTGGAAAAATACAAAGAGGCAGGGATTACCTGGTGGGATTATTGCGGCCATACCCTTGTAAACAGCTATCCAACTTACTTTGAAAAGCTTCCACCCCTCATAACCAGGATTAACCGGGAAAAGCGCAACAGCAAGAATTATGTCCTGTTTCTTGGAGAAACCGGGGTGGAAAGCAACCAGGCACCCTGCCTGAGTCTTGTGCAGTTCCAAATTGATGAGGGAGAATTGGTGCTATCTGCATATCAGCGTAGTTCTGATGCGAACCTTGGGCTTCCGGCTGATATTTATCATCTTTATCTGATGGCAAGGCAGGTGGAGCTTCCCCTGAAGTCCATAACCCTTGACCTTGGAAATGTGCATATATATGAAAATAACATTGACCGGACTCTGGAACTGTTATCCGGAGTTGAAAACATTAAATTTGACTTGAACGTATGAAGAATATGAATTTATCTGCACCACTGCCATTTGTAGGCCAAAAAAGAATGTTTGCTAAAGAGTTTATTAAAGTTTTGGAACAGTTCCCTGAAGATACCGTGTTTGTGGACTTGTTTGGCGGTTCCGGACTTCTTTCGCATATAGCCAAAAGAAGCAAGCCCGATGCTACTGTTGTCTACAATGACTTCGACAACTACCGGTTCAGACTGAAAAATATCCCACAGACAAATAAACTGCTTGCCGATATTAGGGAGCTGGTGGGTAATTCGATACCCAAACATAAACCAATTAAAGGGGAACTTAGAGAACGCATTTTTAAACGTATCGAGGAAGAAGAACTAAATGTTGGGTACGTGGATTTTATAACCTTATCATCCTCACTTATGTTCTCCATGAAGTATAAATTGTCTGTAGCCGAAATGCGCAAGGAAGTCCTTTATAACAACATTCGCAAGACCGGTTATCCGGAGTCTTCTGACTACTTAAAAGGGCTTGAAATTGTATCATGCGACTACAAAGCAGTATTCAACCAATATAAGGATGTTCCCGGAGTCGTCTTTTTAATTGATCCGCCTTATCTTTCCACTGATGTTGGTACGTACAATATGTATTGGCGCTTGTCTGATTATTTGGATGTTTTAAAGATACTCGAAAAGCATTCCTTCGTTTATTTCACATCCAATAAATCCTCCATACTTGAACTGTGTGAATGGATTGGAGCAAACAAAACCATTGGCAATCCTTTTGAGGGTTGTACAAAAAAGGAATTCAATGCCCACATGAATTATTCTGCCGAATATACAGACATGATGCTGTATAAGAAACAGGAAAAATTAGTTCATAAAACAGCTGCTTAGCACTGAACAAAGATACAATTTTTCAAGTAGAAGGCCAAACTTTTGAGCCTTATTTTAATGCCGTTATAAAGCCATTTTTTATGAAATTATAAAGCCGAAACAGAGGTCATTACAAAACTTTTGTTTCGGCTTTTTGAGTGTTGCGCGCTTTCCTTTTTTGAACGCTTCGTTTTGTCCTTTTCCCTGAAAATCGAACGCTTCGTTTCGGATTCTGCGGAAATTTGGATTTGCGGATTATACATATTTCCCATTTCAAGAGTTCCTGCATGATTATATTTGAATTTAAATCATCAAACAAACCGTGCATGATAGAGCGGAACTCTTTTTCCGTACATTGGTTTTTCTCAATAGAGTCAATAACATCACTGAACCAGTAATCATATTTTCTGGTATATATGTCCATAAACTCTTCCCAATCACCAAAGTGACGATGAAAAACCGTGGACTCTACTTTGGCAAGATTTACAATGCGCATGAGTGAGGATTTGGCGAAACCCTCATTTTTAATCACTTCTGACGCAGCATTCAAAATGTCGTTCCGTAGATCCTTGTTTGTGCGTCTGGGGCGTCTTGTTTTTGGATTATCCATGTCTTATTCCTAATTTTTTGTCTGTTTCTAATAGTGAAGTTATCAATAAATCCAAATCTTCCCTTTCATGAGAAGCCAATACGCTCACACGCAACCGTGCCTCACGCAATCTCACTGCAGGATAAACAATAGATATGGCCAATACGCCTTTTTCACGAAGCATTTGGGCTGCATCATATGCTTTCTGTGTATCACGTATCATAATTGGGAATATAGGTGATACAGAATCTCCTATATCAAAACCTTCTTCCAATAGTCTGGAACGAAGATAATTCACATTATCCCAAAGCTTTTTTCGTATTTCCGGCTGTTTCTTGATCAGTTCCAACGCTTTTAACACTGACGCAGTTACCTGTGGAGTAATGGCTGCAGAGAAAATATTACTGTCGGCATAATACCGCAAATATTCAATCAGTTCATGGGATGCTGCAACGAAACCACCTACACATCCGAATGACTTGCTGAATGTTCCGGTAATAATATCTATCTGGCCAAGACACCCATAATGCTCCGCTGTACCTCGTCCGTTTTCTCCAAAAACACCCATACCATGGGCATCATCCACCATCAACATGGCATCATATTTCTTACAAAGTGTGTTGATTTCCGGTAAACGGGCAAGGTCTCCGCCCTGTGAATAAACTCCATCTACGATAACTAACTTGGTTTTATAGGCATCCTGGGAGTGTTTCAATGCCAATTCAAGGTATTCCAAATTGTTGTGCCCAAAGGATTTTACATGAGTACCTATCAAGCCTGCAGAAGCACTGGCATGGATAAAAGCATCTGTAATGGCAATGTCATTCGGTCCCAATAAGGCTCGAAGAGTTCCGTCATTGGCTCCAAACCCGGAAGAAAACAACAAGGCATCTTCCTGACCGGTAAATTGTGCGATTTCCTGCTCCAAACGACGGTGAATATCCAAATAGCCACCTATCACTTGAGCTGCGCATGTTCCTGTTCCATATTTCCGAACAGCCTCAATACCGGCTTCTATCGTTTCAGGACGTTGGGACATACCCAAATAATCATTGGCTATAAAACTGGACACATTCTTGGTACTTCCTTCCAATTCCATCCGTGCGTCCACTCCGGAATAGGATTCTATCCAATAATGCTTATCCGGATAGGTTTTAAACTGTTGGGTAAATTTCTGAAATTCTTTGGCTCGTTCAAGCGCATTCATGGGAGTACCCAATTCAAAATCGTGTAGGGTATACATTTAGGTTAAGATAAAGGATTTATTATTGTTCCGTTTTTGAACAGCGGAAAAAATGATTTCACATGCAAATTTATCGGATAATATTGACTTATAGATGGTTATAATGTTAAAAGTCTAAATTTGTTTTGATATTTATCGTTTTATATAATTGAAGATGTTTATATTTGCTGTGGAGTTGTATATAAATATCAGCATCAGGATGATGCCGTCAACCGGATAACGGATTCCGGACCATTTTCTTCATTATAGCTCCGTCCGCACCTACCTTACTTCTTCAGCGGACACAATCCATTGGAAAGGCCGGTAACCTTTCCCAACATTAACCTTAATCACACAAGCGATGAAGCAACTAATGCTACTTCTATTCGGTGCAGGAGTTGTGACAGCGGGTGCACAGTCCCCCGGCGGTGTCAAAGGAACAGAGTTGTGGTTCCAGACATTGCCCGTGACGGCAGACCTTCAAGGCGCATACCGCTGGATGGATCTCGCAGGGGATTCCGTAAAATTGCGTTCTCTAGACCGCAGCGGAAAACCGGGAAGCGAATACACCCAGACCCGCTCCTTCGCGCCGGCATTCAATTTTCATCCGGCACTGTACCTTTCAGGAGGAAGCTACGGAAAAACAGCTTCCTTCAAGTTCTCCAACTTTTCACAGGCTACTGTCTTCAGTGTCTTTGCCCTGCCTCCCGAGAGTCACGACAAGGATATGATGCTCTATTCCCTTGACGGGAGGAAAGGCGGCGGATCCATCCTGTCCAAGGACAAGGCCGTACGTGCCAACGGCACGGAGCCGCTGGACTACGGAAAGGACACGGGAGAAGACCTCTTATTCTCCTCCTCTGACAGACAGTCTGCTACAGACTTCCGGGAGTCCTCCGTCCGCGTGCTCACCTATCTGAAGAGCAACCGTCCCGGAACGGGCCTTTGGGGAGAAAATTCCGTATCGAATCTATTTGTCGGCGGTACTTATTCCGCATCCAATCCGCAGTTCAACACCGGTTATGATGAAGCGTCATTCGGGAATAACCGTTTTGACGGCTATTCCCCCGAAGTCATCATCTACGGACGTTACCTCACCCCGGCAGAACGCAGGAAAGTGGAAAGCTACCTGGCCGTCAAGTATGGAATCACCCTGAACAACTCCTATCTGGACAGTGAAGGCAACCTGATATGGGACAAGGACGAGAACTTGGGTTATCACCACCGGGTGACAGCCATCGGCTCGGATGCCGCTTCCGCTCTCCACCAGCCTCTCTCCACCACTTCCTACGAGGAAGGACCCGTCTATGCCACCATGAAAGCAAACGACACCTTCCACGACGGCAATTCCTATGCGGAGTCGTCCGCCAGCCGCCTGCTCGTCATGGGGCGTGAATACGGCAATCCCTTGCCTGACAAAGGGTACATCTTCTGGGGTGACGACAACGGTCCGCTGACCACCTACACCTCACCGGCAGATACCCTGTGGCACATCATGCACCGCACATGGACGGTACGCAGCAATGTACCGGCATCGGCAGACAGCACTTCGGTACGCTGGAACGGCACGGGTATGACCGTTACCCGGAAAGGCTTCCTTGACACCATCGAGCAGGACTCAAGTGCGACCGAAGCCTTTGCCGTCACACCGGCACTTTCCGGCCGTGAAGGAGCCATCTCCTTCTATTGCCCCCTCAGCCATCCCACTTTCGACGCGGGCTTTACCGGCTCCGGCGGCAACACCTGTGAATACGGCTACCGCTTCGACAGGGAAGGAAACGTCTATGCCATCTCCGGCGGACAGGCCGGCACTACTGCTGTAGCCACCGGAGTCAGTGGCAGTGCCGTTTCCATCCGAAGGGAAGACGGGCAGGTTTACCTCCGCATTGACGGTATCGGCAGCCAGACGCGTACCATTCCCCTGCCCGAAGCCTCCGGTTCAATGTCAGGTCTTATCCGGGCCGTCACCTCCGAAGAACCGCTGCACATAGCCGCTGTACGTACCGGCGGCATCGGTGACACGGGAAACATGGCAGAACTCAGCCATGCGCTTACCCCGGATGACGAGTTCTCACAGTATTGCCGCAACCGTACCCTGCTGCTCATCGACCCCAGCGGAGAAGGCAGGTTCGATACGGAAGACATGATAGCCGTGAAATGCTCCCGGCCGGACCTCATGCGCGGAAAGACCGTATTCCACAACCTGTTCTGGGACCTGGACGGCAGCGGCAGCGATGTCTTCACCTTTGCCTATTATGACGGACTGGCGGCAGATGCCGGCCCCACCCCCTCCACCCGCG